GTGTTAAAACTTGGTTTGTGCTCATACTTTCATCAATTGATTGTGGTACGAAATGCATCGGAACTTCCGTTCCTAGTGGTGAGCTTAAGCCACTAATATAGCTCCAATTTTCTAAAAATTGTAAACAGGAAATGTTTCTCCCCATTTCCGTCGGGAATAAGCTAATACTTTTACTAAGACTCAAATTATTCCTGGGTTTTCCGCCTTACTAAGCCCGGGATCGAAAGTTAAATGCTCTATCTCCTCCAGACGCCTAGCCTCCTGTCGAGCAGCAGGAGACTGGTAACCTGTCTGAAGTTCATTTTGATAGCGAACTCGCCAACTTTCAACACGATCGTCAAAATCAAAATGGGATGTTGCCAAAAAGCGAGAAAATTTGTACTTATCACAAAATTCATTAACTTTTTGGCGAAAATTTTCATATTTCTCCCTTCCATGGGCAAAATATTCTAACAAAGCTCCGTCCAAAATTTGTCCAAACAACTCGTTTTCTGTGACATGCGGGGTTGGTATTCCACACGTAATAGACTTCAAAATGCTTTTCTCATTTAGTGCTCCCAAATGTTTCCCAATTTCAGGAATATAAACAATTGACCTTTTCAAAAAATCTACAGATCGTGAATTATAAAAGGGAACATGATCACCTTCTTTATTTGGAGGAGTATACAAAATTCCGTATTCAAGCAAGAACTTGGCTTTCACTTGTGCATTAAACCAAGTGCATTTTTTCGAAACTGACCCAATATCATCATCTCCATACGTCATGAGTGACACCATCTCCCTAAAAGGGGGAACAGCTTTATATGGACACGAATGAAAATATGCACAGCGAGAATTGAGGCTATTTGCTGTACTATTGACATAACTGGTTAAATTTTGACCACTAGCGTTACCACGCGGCATCATTAAAACAGTACCATGGTATAATACCATAAAAGTAGTCAAATCCGCAACCATCGAAGACATGATCCTTATTTGTTCTTCTGAATAGCCAATGACACGAGCCATTTTAATGTAACAGCTATAACAAGCTTGGGTAACATTTAAAAACTCCTTCTGATCATAACCTTTATAATCTCCAGCAATACATCTGTCATGCCCGTGAGTCTCAACCCACGAAACAAACTCGTCCCAAGCCAGCGAATGTGAATCAATTCCTATAGCACACTCAGCCAAAGTGCTGAATTCTGATAAAAAGCGCACAACTGGAAGCCAATATTTTCGAACTATAAGTTTGAATGGCGTACCGTTACCAAAAAACACCCTAACTTTATCCTTACCTAAAGCAACTGGTTCATCTTTAAGATGTGCAACAAAAAGGGGATAACATCGATTACCCTTTAAATATTCACTTTCCATTCTACTAACTTCAAGCCAAAACTCATCACTAACAAAAGTTCTATTCCCGATCTCATTGTTAATATACAGCTCTGTCTTTCCTTTAAGTGGAAATCCTGCGGATGTGTTCATCTTCAATGCATCCAAAAATCGCACTCCATCCACACCATTAATATTTTCCTTATTTGTTAAAGGCTGAACAATGATATGATTACCATACCCAAATTTCTTCAACTTACTCAAAATTGGGGTAACATAATCAATAACTGCCCACTCTAACACATCTAAAGGAGGACCAACACTAGGTGTACAAAACTCGTTTAGGTTCTTATTAAAATGGTACCATTTTGGTGGAGCGTTCATATTTGGAGGACCATGTTGGACTTCAATGTCATGCATCTCAAGGAACTTCAAACCCATCTTTCTATATTGCACAGATGTGTAATATTTACGGGTTTCTCCCGTACAACCAACTAGCTCTATTAAAGAGCTCTCTGGCATGTAATTTATAGGACTATTGCGAGGTATTTCTTCTATGAAATCTAGTGACTTTGCATTTGGAAAACTAGAACCAAAAGAACTGTTCATGAAACCATCACACCCAGCTTGTACAGCTGACTGTAGCTTCTTATACAAAACATTCATACCATTTTCAACGGTTAGTCTAGTGACGGAACCACAACAACCAAAAGGGCTGCCAGTTTTACCTCCCAAATGAAAACCAACGATGGAAGGAGGACTTGTTTCAGAAATCCAAGTGCCCATACACATACCATTGTAAGTCTCAATGTCATCAAAAGAATATTTGAAGCCACGAATCATACAATCTAAACCAGTACTCGTGCTACCATGATAAAGTTTCGCAGTATGATATGAAAGAGTAGCACTGGGAGATCGCAAAATCATTTTTCCTGTCAAATTAGTGTTGATAAACTCTTCAGGAAAATGGGACAACAGCAATTTTCTTGGCTTACAGTTAGTCATGTAGTATACACAAAGATCTGTGTCAGGCAATCTAACCCATGCCTTGGTGCTGTATGTAAACCTTTGTAAATGATTTGTAACACCACCTTGAGATAAAGTCATAGGATGTGACAAAATCTCTAGCTTGCCATCACGCGCTTCGATCACCTTAACAAAATGATGTGGAAACATAAAAATATTAGAACAAATGAAAAGTGCATTCGTCGTCTTTTCTTGTGTCTTCAAAATAACTAAATTGTTCTCAACTTTATTTACAAGTTCCTCACTAACCATTGTATCTGGTGCTCCAACCTTAATAGGGCAGGGCTTAGGGACAATATAATTTGGTTTCTGGACAATTGTTGAATGATTGTTCATTTCATCTACGGTTTTTGGATCCAACAAGGATTGTGGTTTATATTTATCGCGCACGCTTTGCCAAAAATATCTCATGACAGCAGCAGCTACGAGGCATCCTACAGCACTAGATCCAACTATGTATTTACCATCTGAAGTGCACCACTTATAGTAAGAGTCCAACTTTCTTCTCCAATTAGCTTTATCGTGGTACACTTTACACACGTATGCGGTTACGGTAGCACCTAAACTAACTGGAGCTGAAAAACAAAAGGCAGGAATGAGTAAACTCAAA